AGACGGGGCTCGAGGTACCGGATGACCGCCTCTGCAATGCCCTAGCACTAAGTGAACATACGAACTCGGATAATGTTCAACAATCTTCGCCCTGTGCGGGCGAAGTGTGACCACTGAATCTGGATAATACGTAAAACCTTTTCAGTTCTCTTCGAAGAAGACAATGTGATCTGAGCGCTGTGCGCGAAAGATCAGGTGAACTTAGTTCACCTCCCAGTGTTAGAAAAACGAAAGTCCAGTTTCTTTTGTAGTTTCAAGATTTTCATTGATAATACTGCTGATAATTTCTCTATTTTCAAAATCTAATTGAAAGGCTTGTTCTATACTGATAGAACCTCTCATATACCAACTCATTTGGAATAATAATTTCTTTAAGGTTTTTGACTCAGATTCAAGGCTCTCGACTAGTTTTACAATTTCACCGTCATTTAATGTCAAGAGCCTCGAACGAAAAAATTAGAGTTGTCCATATTAATTGGAATTTCATAGGATTCAGGTGCTCCTGCAAGTATCTGTTCTTCGTTTGCAGAGAATTTTATAGGTTTAATTCCGATAGTTTCTTTATTTTTATTAAGATGATCTTGTATCTGTTGAATAAGAGCAGCATCTGCATTGTAAATAAACTCTCGAATAAAGTCTTGATCCTGAACTAGCCCTGATGGAGTCTTGATTGCAAAAACACTTTCAGCAATCATTTCTACTGCAAGAGCAGATAATTGGTCCATGCTGCGATTAAAAATATCAAGCCTTTCCTGATCTGATATTTCAGATGACATTATAGCCTGTATGGTTTTTTGCGATTCAAATGTTTTGATATTGACTTCGGTCATGTGTTTGTAGGTTAACGGTCTAACAAAACAGGTAATATCAGGACCGACAACGACAATTTCATTCCATTTATTTGAAGATACCAATTGATCCATTATAACAACTAAATTTATTTCATGGTCGACTGTGTCTTGAATATTTGGAACTTGATGGGACACGGTCATTTTTTCGCCATAAGTGGCTATTCTTATAGCCACTAAAATAAGATCTAAATCAATTCCAGGGCAGTCCCATGCGTTGGTAATATTGGGCATGCAACTTTGAACAACATTGACCACAGCCTGTCCATTCATTAATGCATCTGGTGTCTTGAGGATTAGTTCATCTTTAGCGGTCATTGAGTACACCGGGAACTCTTTGTTTTCGGGTATATCAATGCTGCTTTCTTCCCAAAATAAACCGTCGCTTGGCAATTTAATATAGATTTTTGGTTGCCGCATGTAGGACATTAACGGATTTGTTTTAGGCTGATTTATCATATTTTATCTCCAATAAATACAAGTTATATAGATATATTTATATGAGTATTTTATTGGAGAAAAATTGAAATGACTGCAGCGACAGTGGCAACAGAAGTCCTTGAACTTTTTACAGCGGTTCTTAAAAAAACCAACGACGTTGCTCAATCTTTCATAACGTCATCTATAGGAATGGCCAAAAGTGCTGCTAGTGGTGCAGCAGGTCTCGATGTCATGGGAGCCAGTGTCAGTGGTGTGACTTCACAATTTGGCGTGCTAGGAAAAGCATTCGGCGAAACAATAATGGCTGCAATAGCAGTGCTGGAAAAAAACATAACAACTCAGCAGACTCTTAGCAATGTTGGAGCAACATTCGGCGGCGATCTTGATCGACTTAGAAGCGTATCAAATAAAACTTATCTTAGTATGGACGACTTTGCCAAAGTGGTCGGAAGTAATTCTAGTATTTTAGCCACATTCCGCGGAGGGGTGCAACAAGGAACAGAATTTTTCTCTAATAGTATGGAATCTTTAATGCAAAGAGGCTCTCGGACTGGAATTATGATGGCTAATCTTGGTGTCAGTGCTAGTGAAGCAGCAGAAATGACCATGCAACTCATGCGTGGGCAAGGCTCAATGAATAAAAACGGGCAAATGAGCGCTGAAGAACTAGCAGCCGCTACTGCAAATTACGCTGCAGAGTTAACTGCACTCAGTGATCTAACTGGGCAAAGTAGAAAGGCTCTTCAAGAACAGGCTGCTGCAGAAATGGCCGAAGCACAGTTTCAGAATTTCCTATCCGGGCTCAGCGGTGAAGAATCTGAAAAAATTAAGAAAGCATTAGAAAATGAACTAGCCGCTGGTGGAAAAGCAGCAGGCGATTCGTTCAAGGCCATGGTCGCTGGGTTCCCACCTTTAACCAAAGCATCACAATTATTTGCAGCAACTCAAGGAGCCAGCATAGAAAGACAACAGGAATATATTCGAATAGCAAGAGATGCCAATATAAAAACTGACGAGGCCTTGAAACTGTTTTCAAAAACCTTAATAGAATCTTTACCTGCTGTAAAAGAAGATATGAAAAGATTAGGCAGTGTGCCTATGGCTATGGCAATATCAGGCGGAACTGATCTTTCTAAAGCCTTAGAAAGATTAACATTGACTTTAAATGCCGTCACCGGTAAAACCCTTGAAGAAATGGACGCAAACTATAGAAAATTTGTTGATGGATCAAAAAAGGGAAGCCAAGCCTCTGCTGATGTTGACCTGCAAAAACGTGCTATAGACTCGGCTAACAGCGTACTCGCAGCAGCAAGCGGTGCATTTAAAACAGCATTGTCAAAGGGAATAGAGTTTGGAGATTTTCTTAATAAAAGTGTGGCAGTACCTATAATGGGAGCAGTAGGAGGTGCATTGGATTCAAAAGCATTTAAAAAAATGGAAGTCGCAATATCAGGCATGGTTGATGAAATACTAAAAAGTATTAAAGATATTGACACCGAAAAAATAAAGAAGATAGCAGAAACAGCAGTAAACACCGCTACTAATCCAAAAGAAACGGGCGGTCCCAAAGTTCCAGCAGTTGCAGGTGCATTAACCGGAGCAATGTTAGATTCTATAACAGAATTGTTTAAGCAAATAGTTAATTTTGGAAACATGGCAATATCATTGGTCAACGGTGATCTTAAATCAGTGAAAACTATATGGGAAAAATCAGTAATTCCTGATTTTTTCAAAATGCTCAAAGGTTGGAGTGAACGAATAGAACAACTTGGAACAATAATAAAACGTCCGGGTCCAAGTTCGGGCCTAATGAATGAACCGGTGCCTCCTGACGAGACACAACGGATGTCATTTACTCCTCCTGATAGAAATAATACGGCATTTTTAAATGCAAAGTTTGTACAACAACCAGATGAAACAGAGGTTCCAGAACCTCGGCAACAAGTCGCATACAACGAAGAAAATACAGGAGAAGGGGCAGTTGACGTAAATAAATTAGTTGATGAAAAAATAGTTCCTTTGTTGGCTGCATTGGTATATAATACTGGTGCAACAGAGCGGGCTATAAAAAATGCACCAGCAAGATTTTCAAATGCCTCCGCATAAAACTCATTAAAGGAATAACACATCCATGGCATGGCGAAAATATTTCACCCCAATTAACACATCGGGAAAAAACAGCACTATCAGCGGTGCTACAAGTTCGTATAGAAGTCATCCGTCTGGGACACATTATTCGAGTTATTTGCCTGACGTTTATGCAGGACATCCTAACAGACTTGAAAGATACGGTCAATATGACACTATGGATTCTGACAGCGAAGTCAATGCTGCATTTGACATACTGGCTGAATTTTGCACACAAATCAACGAAGAAAACGGCACGCCGTTCCATGTGTTTTTTAAAGAACAGGCTACTTCAACTGAAATAAAACTGATTCAAAAATATCTACAACAGTGGTCTAAATCCAATAAGTTCCACAAAAGAATTTTCAAAATTGTTCGAAACGCATTCAAATATGGGGATGTGTTTTTTGTTAGGGATCCTGAAACACAACAATGGATGTTTGTAGATTCAGCCAAGGTAGATAAAATCATTGTTAACGAAAGCGACGGTAAAAAACCTGAGCAATATATGATTAGAGATTTTAACCCCAATCTCGAAACCTTGGCTACAACTGCTATTACTCCGAGCCAGGTATTAGGCGGCGGGAATACATTTGGCGGCGGCTACGGAATGGGGCAAAGTAATACCGGGGGCAGTCGAGGCATGGTAGGCAGTTATCCTACAAATGCCAACAGCAGTAGATTTGAAAAAAATCAAAATCAATATGCTATTGATGCCGAACACGTAATACACATCAGTATGAGCGAAGGACTAGACAACAACTATCCTTTTGGCAACAGTTTGATGGAAAGTATTTTCAAAGTGTTCAAACAAAAAGAACTATTAGAAGATAGTATTTTAATATATCGTATACAACGTGCTCCGGAACGCAGAGTATTTTATATCGATGTAGGTAATATGCCCAGCCACTTGGCTATGAGTTTTGTAGAACGTGTAAAAAATGAAGTTAATCAGCGCCGTATTCCCAGCGTTACAGGGGGTGGGCAAAGTGTTGTTGATTCGGGATATAACCCACTGAGTATTAATGAAGATTACTTTTTCCCACAAACCGCAGAAGGGCGCGGTAGCAAAGTTGAAATTCTTCAAGGCGGGCAAAATCTGGGAGAAATTGATGATCTTAAATACTTTACAAACAAGTTATTTAGGGCTTTACGCATACCTAGTAGTTATCTACCAACTGGTAGCGATGACGGCGGTAGTAATTTTAATGACGGACGAGTAGGTACAGCATACATTCAAGAATTGCGATTTAACAAGTATTGTGAGAGATTGCAAAGCATGTTAGATGAACCTTTCGATAATGAATTCAAACTGTACCTACACAACAAAGGCATTAATATTGATAATAATATTTTCGATATCAAGTTTAATCCCCCTCAAAATTTTGCCAGTTATCGACAGGCAGAAATGGACACTGCTCGTGTTAACACATTCAATGTCATGATGGCCATACCGTTTGTCAGCAAAAGATTTGCTATGAAACGATTCCTTGGTATGACCGCTGAAGAAGTAGCAGAAAACGAAACCATGTGGCGTGAAGAAAATCTAGATGAAGATACTCGTATCAGCTCCAGTGCAGAATTACGCAGTGCAGGAATTACAGCCAATAGTATATCTAGTGATATAGGCGGTTTAGGAAATACTGAAGCACCTCCTCCCCCTCCGAACTCGACTGAATCTGCTGCAGGGGGCGCAGAACCTCTTGCATCACCTACTTCGCCCCCTGCGTGATAATTCAAGTCAACGAGATAAATATTGATATGCTACTGCAAGAATTCATTTACTTTAACAAACCGACTCAATCTCAAGATGATGATGAAAGTAGGTATGTGACTCAAGATGATACTAGCATATTACGCAGAAAAGACGTGAGAAAAACTAGATTAACTCTGTCTATGATAAATGCTTTGCGCAACGCAGGCGAGGCACGCAAAAAAGAACAAACAAAAGATCTACTATTAGTGAGGAAAATGTATGCTGCACCTCCTGTTGCTCCGCAATAATTTGTAATCTTAAAAATGATTTTATAAAATAAATAGTCTATAAAATCATATCTTTGCCAAAATCCGTAGTTTTTGGCCTATTTCCTATACTGTTTATATAAGATCTGTAAATATCGTTACAGCCTTGCCGCTAACCTATAGGAGAATTCGTAAATGTCTACAAAATTTGAAAAATTACTAGATTATCTAGTAAATGAAGAAATAGATAAAGCCAATGATCTTTTTCATGAGATCGTTGTAGAAAAGTCCAGAACAATCTATGAAAACCTTATCGATGAAGAAGAGTCTGAAGAATTCGATGAGAGCAATCAAGAACTAGAAGATAGTTACATGATGGATGCTGAAGATGACTCTGAATTTAACACCGATGATAAAACTGATGATCTTGAAGCGGATATCGAAACCGGAGATGAAGATGGAGATGAAGATGGAGACATTGGTGGTTTAGACGACGAAGAAAGCAGTGAAGAACAAGCCATGTTTGATATCAAAAACGCCATTGAAGAACTAGAAGCAGCCTTTGCTGAACTAGAAGCAGCCCAGGACGGAGAAATGGGCGACGACGAATTCGGTAATGACGAGGGTGATGGCGAATTCGGTGGTGACGAAGGTGATGACGAATTCGGTGGTAGAGATGAAGAAGATCTTAAAATGGGCATGCTCGAAGGCCGTCGACTACGTGAGTATACCGAAAAACTAAACCATGACTGGGATAGAAATGCACAAAAGGGTGAACAACACAAGATGGCCGGTGCCGGCACTGGTGAAAATGAAGACCAAGGTGGACGTCAGACCCGCAGTACAGTTTCTTCGGGAAAAGGCAAACCAACAAGCAATGCAAACGGCAATAATATTGCTCAAGGAGGTCGTGGAGACGATCAAGACGGCACCCGTCCGCATGGTAAAGCAAGTGGATTTTTAAAGAACCCGGAAAACATGAAAACAGGTAACGGAAATGTTCCTGGCGGAAAAATGGGTGTTAAGAATCTACAAAAAGTTGGCGAGTATGGCAAAGGTGAACAGACCAAGCCAACTGGTTTAAGTGTCGGTGCTCGAACAGGTGAAAATGTAAACCAAGGTGAATCCAACACACGCAGTGTTGAAAGCGGTGACACCAGAGGTTCACGTTAATTAGAGAACGAGGATGAAACTATCTTATCTACGGGAACACCTTAGTTTTGATCAGGCTCAAGTCATGCTTGAGTCTGATGACAAAGAAGGCAAAAATCTTTTTTTAAAAGGAATTGCTATTCAAGGTGGTATTCGCAACGCTAATCAGCGAGTGTATCCAGTAGATGAAATTGAGCGTGCTGTAAAAACACTGAATGATCAGTTAACTAACGGTTATTCAGTGTTAGGCGAAGTTGATCATCCAGATGATTTAAAAGTAAATTTAGACCGTGTATCTCATATGATTACCCAAATGTGGATGGACGGCGCCAATGGTTATGCAAAAATGAAAATTTTGCCTACGCCAATGGGGAATCTAGTTCGCACTATGCTTGAAAGCGGAGTAAAACTTGGTGTAAGTTCTCGTGGTAGCGGCAATGTTAACGACATGAACGGCCAAGTATCTGATTTTGAAATTATTACGGTGGACGTGGTTGCTCAGCCCAGTGCTCCTGGAGCGTATCCTACACCAGTTTACGAACATTTAATGAATGTTCGTGGCGGGAATAGAGCGGTTCGAGTAGCACAAGAAACGAAAGAAGATCCAAAGGCCCAGAAATATCTGAAAGAATCCCTCTTACAGATTATTAAAGGTCTAAAATAAGCCCGAGGAGAAATAATAAATGGACGCATTCAGAAAATTGGTCGAAAGTGGATTGATTAATGAAGATGTAAAATCTGAGTTAGAAACTGCTTTAGCCCAAAAATTACAAGAGAATCGCGACCAAGTTACCGCTGAACTTCGTGAAGAATTTGCACAAAAATACAGTCATGATAAGACTGTAATGGTTGAGGCAATCGATCGAATGTTAAGTGATAGACTTGCAGTCGAGATTAAAGAGTTGCACGAAGATCGAACCACTTTAGCAGAAGCAAAAAAGGCATATAAACAAAAAATGTCTAAGGATTCTAAAAAGTTGGAAGAATTCGTTATTCGTCAACTAGGTAAAGAATTAGTGGAATTTCAAGGAGACCGTCGCAAGGTTTCCGAGAACTTTGCTAAGTTAGAGCAATTTGTAGTACATGCTCTAGCAAGAGAAATCAGAGAATTTGCTGTTGATAAGAAAGATCTAGTTGAAACCAAAGTTAAACTAGTGAAAGAAGCCCAAAGCAAATTTGAAGAAATCAAGCAACGATTTGTGAAACAGGCATCTAAAGTTGTAGAAAATACAGTAACTAACAAGTTGACTTTTGAAATTAAACAGTTGAAAGAAGACATTGATAGTGCTCGTACTAACAGTTTTGGACGCAAAATTTACGAAGCATTTGCACAGGAGTATGCTAGTTCATATCTAAATGAAAAGTCTGAAACAAGCAAATTGTTAAAGATTATTCATCGTAAAGATAATGAATTGGCAGAATCGAAAAAACTCGTAGTAGAAAAAACTAAACTAGCCGAATCTAAGGATCGCGAAGTACGAATTACCAAAGATTTGATGGAGCGTAAAAATACTATGAGCGAGTTGTTAGCGCCGTTAGATGCTAGCAAAAGAAAGATTATGCACGATCTTCTAGAGTCTGTACAGACTAAGAAACTTGCAGAGGCTTTTGACAAATACCTACCAACAGTTATGGATAGCCAAAAAACTCGTACTGTTTCAAAACCAGTACTAACAGAAGGCAGTGAAGTAACAGGAAATCGAGAAAGCAAGCCCGAGGTAGGCTTAGACAATATATTAGATATCCGCAAATTAGCGGGTCTAAAATAAAACATTCAAGGAGACACAAAAATGTCAAGACTTTTAAATGAAAGATGGGGTGAAACCAAAGAAGCTCTGCTTGAAGGCCTATCTGGAAATCGCCGTGCAAGTATGGGCGTTTGCTTAGAAAACACACGCAGATTCCTAGCAGAAAGTGCAACAGCAGGTGCTACAAGTTCTGGTAATATTGCAACACTAAACCGTGTAATTCTACCAGTTATTCGTCGAGTTATGCCAACTGTTATCGCTAACGAAATCATCGGTGTTCAGCCAATGACCGGACCAGTTGGGCAAATCCATACTCTACGTGTTCGTTATGCTGATACAAATGCAGGTGCAAGCGTAGTAGCAGGTGAAGAGGCACTAAGCCCATTCAAGATTGCTGCTAGTTATTCTGGTAATGCAGTTGATGCTACACCTAAGGGTGCAGCAACAAGCACACTAGAAGGTAGTCCTGGTAACAGAATGAGCATCCAAATTTTGAAGAGCCCAGTAGAAGCAAAGAGTCGTAAACTCAGTGCTCGCTGGACCTTCGAGGCTGCTCAAGATGCACAGGCACAACAAGGTATCGACATCGAAGCAGAAATCATGGCTGCTCTAGCACAAGAAATTACTGCTGAAATCGACCAAGAGATCCTTGCTAGCCTACGCGGTTTAGCATCAGTTGAGCAAACATATGATCAGTCACTAGTTTCTGGTACTGCTACATTTGTTGGTGATGAGCATGCTGCTTTAGCAATTCAAATCAACCGTGTTGCAAACTTGATTGCTCAGCGTACACGTCGTGGTGCTGGTAACTGGGCTGTTGTTAGCAACCAGGCTCTAACAATCCTACAAAGTGCTACTACAAGTGCTTTCGCTCGTACCACTGAAGGTACATTCGAAGCACCTACAAACACCAAGTTTGTTGGTACACTAAACGG